TGATGGTGTCTACGGGGCCGAGCCTGGCAACTGTGTCGGTAAAGTCAAGAACCATGCAATCGGTCTTGCCATCTGCAATGCGGGTGCCTCTGCCCATGCCCTGCACATACAGAACTGGCGACTGCGTTGGCCTGCACCAAATAATGCAATCCACATCTGGCACATCAAAGCCAACTGACAAGGCCAAGACAGTTACCAAACAACGAATCTCCCCATTGCGGAAATCCCTAATAAGGTTTTCCCTGATTAGTTTTGGTGTTTCACCACAAACAACAGCTGCTGAAACCCCAAGCGAATTTAGGCGATTACAGAGGCTGTCTGCGTTAACCACACTTGGTGTAAACGCAATCCATTTCTTTCGTTCTTGGGCAGTTTTAATCGATTCTTTGGCTACTTTATCGAGGTATTTCTCAACCTCAATGGATAACTCGCCAATTTTGTAGTCGCCATTGGAAATGCCAACATTACTGGCATCGATGCGGGTGATCACTCCATAAGGTGGTGGCACCAATGGGGCAATGAATCCTGCATCGAGCAATTCACGCATGGTGACTCGACTGGCAAACCCTGTGAACAACGGATCATCTCCATCCGTCAACCAAACACCATTGCCTCGAAATGGTGTGGCCGTCATGCCAACTGTGCGGAACTCGCACAAGCTGGATAACTTGGCCAAGAATGTTCGGTACATTCCCTGCGCCTTGGTGTCTACCAGGTGCGCCTCATCAATGATTACTGCCTTGATGTCGCCAAGTTTGTGGGCAGACCTAGCAATCGATCCTATGGTGGCCACAATGACATCTGCATCATGCTGTTTCTTGCCCAGACTCGCACTCACAAAACCAACCTTGATGCTTGGTGGCAGCAGAGTTTGCAGTTTTTCGGCGTTCTGCTCTGCCAACTCCTTGGATGGCACTAACACCACAGTTCGAGGGTGGAAGTCTGGCCATTGATCCCACATCTGGCGCACAACTTCAGCGCAGATGATGGATTTCCCTGCTGCCGTTGGTAGCACCAGCAAGGGAATGTCCGTCACCTCTTGGTGTTTTGTCCACCAATCAAACAAGCTGTTGACTGTGCGAGTCTGATACTCACGCAGGATCATTTTTTCTCGCCTCAATCATTGCGTCTGCCAACTTGTAAGCATCAGCAGAAAGCTGATAAACATTGGGGTGCATCCCGTTATTCATCAATCCAACAATTGCTTGTGCAGCGAAATAATCTCTCAGGTTTATGTCTTGGATCGGTACTGTCATACGAATTTACCTCCATGTTGCTTGCGTATCTCCAAGCATTGCTCGTCCACCAGAATAGTCTTGTCTGCACAGGCGTGTATTTCCTGACTGCTCAAGTGGTCTGGGTTCTTGTTGGGATCGCCATTGGTGAAGCGTTTGCCGTCTGCCATTTCATAGATAACGCAATCACGATCCATATCAATGGGTTTCGCAGTCTTAGCCAGCAAGATCGGGATATATCGATGGTCATTACAACCTTCTCGTTGTTCTGTCGTTGACAAAATCGTTTGATGGTTTTCGCAACTCCATTTTGCTTGTCCGTCCATCTCTGGCGTTGCGTGGGCGCATGATCTGCAAGATGCGGCTGGTGTATCTGTGCCGTGGCAAATGCTGTGGTAGTCGCAGAACTTGCACTCATACCAACTAGGATCAGCAGAGACACCAACAGGTGGCTCGGCAGCTGTGATAACTGCAATGGCCTTATCAATGATGGCCTGCGCCTCTTTTGCGTCAAACTCGATGCGTTCTGTATAGATTTCATCGTTATCCTTATTGACCACAAAATACAAGGCTCGGTGACAACCATCCTCACCAAACTCATCCTGCGTCCACTTCATGTATATTTGCATCTGCGCCCAGTGTTCGGGTTTGGATTTCTTTACGCCATTTTTTTGCATATCCTTGAACATCTTGTCCGAGGCGGTCTTAATCTCCAAAATATGCGGCGACTTGGGTGCCTGCGGTAGACCAGTGATGATGCCATCACAGTTACCTTGGAAATGGCCACCAGAAGATTGCTCAACAAAAGACCATTGTTTGCCAGTAACTGGATTGTTTTGGTAAACAGTGCAGCCAATGCTTGCCAAGTCTTGATAAACCCTTGGCTCTTGCAAGTGGCCAGATTGGAACACTCGATACAGTCTGCCTGAGAACTGTGCAGCCTTAGACCAACGGAAAGAATACCAATGCTGGCGCAAACAAGGCTTGCCGATAGCAGAGGCTCCAAGGTATGGACGCTGTGGATCAGAGCCAAACTTTGCCTTGTAATAGGCAAAGATGGCATCTGCTACAGGGTCTACCACCGATTGCGGTAGAACTGCCATGTTTACTTCTTAGCCCAAGCAGGGGCTTTGGATGCTGGTGCAGCTGATGATTCAGCAACTGGTGCGGGTGCAGCTGGTGCAGCACCAGAGGCAGACTCATAGCCTTTGATGTTGTTGCTCTCTTGGTACTTGCCATCAGCCTCACGGACTGTGACTTTGACTCGCACAGGCTTGAAGTGCAGCGCAGAAGTGTCTTCCAACTTGATCACATTCACAGCATGGCAAAGGGCAGACAACTGCGCCTGGGCGATGCGTTGGGTGGTCTCGCTAGTGTGCTGGATGTTCAAGTTGTCCCAAACTCGGCGGCCTTTGTGCTGGCCGTCAATGATCTCAAAAGTCAACTTCAAACCTTGGCCATTGCCAGAGGCAAGAGGGCGTATGTCAGACTCTGTGATGTGCGCCAAATAAGTGCCAGCGGGTAAGACTCCATTTGTTACCTGTGGAGCGACAGAAGATGCGTCAAAAGAAAAGTTGGCCATTTTTTAAATTCCTAAAAGTTAAAGTTACGGATTGGAAAGATCAAGATTGGGCTTTGATTAAAGCGTCTTGGAATGTCGCCCAATCAAGCGACATATTGGTTAAGCCAAAGCGGTTGCCACCGCAATGGGCTGGATGAGCCTCAACATGCAAGATGCGTTCACCAGTTGTGGTTGCCTTGGTTTCTTTCTTATTGAAACCAGCGTCTGTTTTGCTGGTGTAGATGCGGTAGCCTGCATAGCCAATCACATCTGCCCATTCCTGCACCAGTGCAGCGGCTCGGTCATGGAGTTTCAAAACATGGGAGTCATAACCATCAGTCAAAGGGTCTTCCACTCGTTTGATCTTGTCGTGGGCAATCAAGATGATGCCCATTTGCTTAGTGGATCGCAGGACTTCTAGACCAGTCAACAGGTTGCGCCATTCCTCGGCGGCTGCCACATAGCCTTTGCCAAAGCCTGGTTGCTCGATGTTCTTCCAGCCATTTTGTTTGCAAACATGATCTTGCACCATTGGCTCCAACCAATCGAGCGAGTCGATAAACAAGGTTTTGAAGTCATGTTCGTTGGTGATCAATGTCTCGATAGCTGAATAAACTTCAGCCAGGCTGGATGCCAGTGGGAATGCGTTTGCGTCCACAGAATCTGCGCCATCCTCGGTCAAGATGCCAATGGCGTTTGGTGCCTGTGATGCAAAGGTGGTCTTGCCAATCTTGCCTGCGCCAACTAAACAGATTTTTGGCGCACGAACACGGCGGGTTTTGGTGATGGATTTGAGATCAAACATATTAGTCTTTCAGAGTTACGGATGGTTTTGCGGGTTTGCTAGTGAAATACTTTGCGGCCTCTGCATAAGCAGCGGAATCGAGTTCTTGCAAGGCACGAAGTTGGCGCAGATCGACTTCAGGTTTCCAACGGAAAGCCTTTTGCACATTGGCACCCAACATCTCGAATTCAGCGGACAATGCCTCTGCATCGACTGTGCGAGTTAGTTTCCAAGCGATAGAAAACTCCTCATCATTGTGAGTGCCTTCACCGCCGTCTGGTTTGACATAGAGCGCAAGGATTCTGTTTTCGACATCGAGGCGGTTCTTCTTGGCAGTTTCCTCGGCCAATTTGGCTGCACGAAGTTCGGCTATTAGTTTAGAGATCATGGGAAAAGTCTTTCATATCTTGAAGGGCGGACTCGCAGATGTGATCCACGATGGACTGCATAAGCAGATGGGCAATGTCAACACCATTGGTAAAGGCGTTAACAAGATTCATGCACTCTTCTATGTCTGGTGCGTCTGGGTAGTTTTCTTCAGCTGGTTCGTACTCAAGTTTGCAATCGAGTTCCACACCTTCAACCTCGCACTTGAATTGGTAAAAGTCTGGGGTCATGCTTGTCCCCTTGCTCTGATTCGTTCTGCAATGACTTCTGATGGGTGTGGCCAACCCACCGCCCATTCGTCAGCAATCTTTGCACACGCCTCACGCTCTGCTTTGACCGCTTCGGAAATCATGCGTTGAACTAACTCATGGTCATAAGTTACTTTCATGTTGTCATCCTCCAAGCGTTGAATAAAGGTTTGGCATCATAGACAGGATGAATTTCAACTGCTGATTGGAAGGAGCCTGCCGTTCTGTGCGTAGGTCTGCCCCATGCGTCTTTAACGTTGTGGTTGACTAGTTGGCCACGGCGAACTGCCATGTAAACAGCATTGGGTGTGAAACCCTCTGCCGTGATTTCTTTGATCGTGCGTGGCTCGGCGCAGAATTCTTGGAGCCTGGTGATGTGGGTCATGTTGACCACCATGCGACTAAGAGCCAAGCAAAGCCAACAGCTACCAAGGTGGCAGCGAAGATGTCTTTGAGGGTTTGTTTCATTTCAATTGTCCTATAAAGGTTGAAAGGGATGGGGCTTGCGCCCCGTGGTTTATTTGGTAATGACAAGCAACTCTGTGCCGTGTTTTTCGTTTGCTATTTCATCTAAGGTTGCTATAAAAGTTTTGCCACCAGATGCACGATTACGGAAAGACCACTCTAAGGAATAAACAGCACGAGCTTGCTGTTGTATATCAGCGTCAGCGAATGGGATTTCTTTTTTGTTGTCATAGCGACCAACAACAATAAATTTAGGAGTAAGGTTGCCAGCTTTAACTTGATCTGCCTTGGCAATCAATTCTGGGATTTCAGCAGTTATGTCGGCAATAACTTTGTCTGTCTGGGTGCGGCTCACTTGCATTGGAGCGTAATGCTCACCAGAGCAAACACCAGCAAACCAGCCATGTTGCTTTGTGTAACCATGCTTAGACATATGACCATTTCTAACGGCTTGTAAGCGACCACAACATTGGCAGTTACCTCTGATTTGATTTTTTTCGTTTGTCATTTTGTTTCCTTTAAGTGTTGACCTTGCGGCGTGATGAACAACAACTCATTTTGCTGTCCATGTAAGAATTCTAGCAAAAAACTAGAGGTTTCTAGCGTTTTGATAGAAATATTTAAAAATAATTGCTATCGGTATCCCTAATAGGGTTTGCACCTATATCAACAGAGTTCTATCTTTCTGCTAGACTCGCTCCCCTATGAACATACCTAATATCACTCCCGAAGAAAGAAGAGAGTTGGCCGAGAAGGTTGGTCTCTCAGAGCAATATATTTACCAATGTTTAACAGGCAGGCGAGAGATGTCTGCCTGGCAGGCTGTCTGGGTTGAGCAGGAGTCAGGTGGCAAGATCACCAGAAAGATGCTTTGTCAGGGTAGTTGGCAGGCGATTTGGCCTGAACTGGTGGAGGCACAAGCATGAGTAGTTTGACAAACATATTCCCCAACGGGTTTGCGGCTGCCACTGAGAGTCAAGACTTGGTTAGTCCTATCGAGGGATTCACCAGGCACTGTGAGGCATCTGGTCTGGTGATCAAGGATTTGATCGCTGATGGTGAGATTCATCGAGTGCCTCATATATCGTCCAAGAAGGGTGCGTTGGATGGTTGGTATATCTTGCACCTGTCAGGCAAGATTCCTGTTGGTGTAGCAGGCTGTTGGAAGGAGCCAACCTTTGAGTCTAAGTGGATGGCAGATATTGGGCGCAGTATGTCTTTCTCTGAGAGACTAGAGCATGACAAGTGGGTAGGAGAATTCAAGGCCAAGCGAGAAGCTGACAGGCTTGCCAGCCAACAGGTGGCGGCTGAGAAGGCAGAGGATGAGGTCAGTACCTATGCTGATGCGTCAGCAGACCATCCTTATTTGGTGAGGAAGAGGATCGAGCCTCATGGGATAAAGATTGATCGTGCAGGCAGACTAGTTGTGCCTGTGATTGATAACCAAGGGGAAATACTGTCGTACCAAACCATCGATGCAGAGGGCAATAAAAGATTCCTAAAAGGCGGCAAGATCGAGGGTGGTTTCTATGAGTTAAGGGGAAATCGCAAGGTAATCTTCATTGGTGAAGGGTTTGCAACCTGTGCAAGTATTCACCAAGCGACAGGGTTCACCACTCTTGTGGCGTTTGACTGTGGCAATCTCGCCAAGGTGGCTAAGTCTGCCAAAGAGATGTTCTTAGGGTCAAGGATCGTGATCTGTGCGGACAATGATCAGTTCACGGAGGGCAATCCTGGCATTGCCAAGGCGAAAGCGGCGGCAGGGTTGGTGTTTGGGGAAATTGTGTATCCAACATTCAATGAGTCTGATCTGCCAAGCAAACCAACGGATTTCAATGACTTGCATACCTTGCAAGGGATTGAGGCAGTCAAGGAGCAGATCGAGCGAGTGGCTCTGCCTGCCATAGACAAGTTGGCGTTTGAGTTCACCAGAGCAGATAGCTTGGAACTCACGGAGATAAAGTGGGTGGTGGATGACTACATTGAGGCAGATAGCTTGGCACAGGTCTTTGGTGATCCAGGCGGCGGAAAGAGTTTTGTTGCCATCGATCTGGCTTGCTGTGTGGCAACTGGTAAACCTTGGCATGGCCATGATGTCAAGCAGGGAAGCGTGTTCTACATCGCTGGCGAAGGCCATAACGGATTAGCCAGGCGACTAAAGGCATGGCAGATCGGCAACGGCACCAGCTTGGCTGGTGTGCCACTATACAAAAGCCACAGGGCAGCGCAGTTGTATGACGCAACAGAGGCTGCGGTGGTGGCTGAGTCGATTAAGCAGCTATCAGCAGAGGCAAACTGCATCCCTTCCATGATTGTGATCGATACCTTGGCTAGAAACCACGGCGGAGATGAGAACAGCACTCAGGATATGAATGCGTTTATTCAGCATCTCGATGTTTACTTAAGACAACCTTGGAAATGCTGTGTCATGGTGGTTCACCACTCAGGTGTGGCAGACAAGGATCGATCCAGAGGGTCAACAGCCCTAAAGGGTGCGTTAGATGCTGAATACAAGTGCCAACTAGATTCAGGCACCAAAACCATAGCATTCGAGTCCAAGAAGATGAAGGATGCGGAAATGCCATCCCCAAAGAACTTCCAGATCACCCAAGTCGATCTACCCATCAACAACAAAAACGGGATGCCAGTTAAGGGTGCATACCTGACAGCGGTAGACATTTCGGGATTAGTCAGCCAAGTGCAAAAGAAGACTTACCTATCACCAAACCAGAAACAAGTGATGGAATGCTTGGTGATGCTTGAAGTTAGTCTGTTCCAGAATCACCAGTTACGGCCAGTTGGATATGACGAGTGGAGAGACTCAGCCAAGGAGCATGGAGTTAAGAACAACAGATTCTGGGAAGTAGTAAAAAGTATGATAAATAAAGAAATGGTGATTGAGGTAGATGGTGGTTACAAGAGCAGAAATAGCCAGCCAAGTGAGGTAAAGGTTGATTGATTTGCATCCGAAGTCATCCGAACAAGGATGATTCGGATAATCAGGATAGCATCCGAATCATCATCCGAAGTCATCCGAAACCATCCGAAACCATCCGCCTTCCGTCCTGCCAATCATCCGAATCCTTCCTCCGTTGTCTACAGACAACGGAAGGATCGGATGGCGGACGGATCGGATGATCAGGATCGGACAGGGATTTTGGGGTTGGGCTGTTGTTTGGTGAAGAAGGTAATAAATGATTGAAATAAGGATAGAAATGAAGATTGTCTCAACTGCGAACTTAAGACTACATTGGGCTGTTAAGGCTCGATTGGCGAAAAGTCAACGGCAAAAGGCGTTCAACGCATTGGCATCGGTGGCCGTTCCGCCGCCATTACCTTTGACCTTGGTGCTAACGAGGATTGCGCCTCGCCAGTTGGATGGTGACAACTTGCAGTCGGCGTTCAAAGCTATCCGTGATGGTGTCGCTGATTGGCTTGGCGTTGATGATGGGCATAAGCAGCTGGATTGGCAGTACAGGCAAAGAAGCGGTGGTGCTAAGGTTTATGCGGTTGAGTTGGAGGTTATATGAGAGGCAGACCATGCAGGACAGATACTGTTTGGTTTAAGCGCAAACTCGGAGCATCCGAGCGCAAAATCCTTTTGGTTGCTGGCCGTGGTGATCTAACCCAAGGCTGGCATTCTTTGCTAGAAATCTATCAGAAACTATGGAACAACGGATACAGACCCAAGGACGATCTGGACGATTTCTTAGGCGTTGACCCGTCCGAGCCAGAAAAACCCGTTGTAGGCGGTTTTAATGCGGTTTGAGAGGGTTTTAAAGAACTATTCTCCGTCTGGTGTCAGGTATAGCCAAAATGCACCATCTGACTCTTTCATCTTTTTCTCTTGGCCAGCCAAATTCGACCGCCCGAATCCAGAGTTATCCACAGGCCAAACGACCAGTTATCCACAATTGCTGTGGACTGTGCAGAAACGCAACACAATTCTCTGTATAACCTGTGCATAACCACAAAATAACTTTACATAATGAACATAGTATTAAGTAGACCTGTAAAACTGTTCGGGTTTTCCCTAGGATTTTGCGTTTTTCGATGGGGGGAGGGGGGTCGGCCTTGGGGAAAATTTTTACAGGTGCCCCCTCCCCACAAAAAAAGGTAAAAGGAGTAAAATTTTGTTATGAGTGAACTTGAATTTAAAAAAAAGGTTGGCCGTCCGAAGGGTGTAAAGAAACTCACCATCCAGCGGTGGGCGGCAAACCCTAGCCTGTCTTTGCCTAAGACGGATCACCAGAGGATCAAGGAACTCAAAGACCTGATGATCAACTCTGGTGGAAGGGATGTAGCGCAGAAGGTGATAGAGATTGCGTTGAATGATGACCATCCAGGCCAAATGGCGGCATTGAAGATGTGTTTGGATCGAACGCTGCCGATCACGCTGTTTGACAAGGAGGCCAAGCAGAGGAATGCGGTGACGATCAACATCACTGGCATTGGAGAGGTGAACCACAGTCCAGTAATAGATGCGGAAGACATCGAGGTGAAGGAATGAGTGATCTCTCGTTCAAACTTCTCCCTTGGCAGGAGGCGGTATTCAAAGATAACACCAGATTCAAGGTGATAGCAGCAGGTCGCAGGTGCGGGAAGTCTAGGATGGCCGCGGTCACTTTGCTAATCGAAGCCCTCAGATGTCCAGCTGGATCGGCTGTTTTGTATGTGGCACCCACGAATGGCCAGGCGAGGCAGATTATTTGGCAAGTCTTGATGGATTTGGGCAGGGAGGTGATCCAGAATGCTCATATCAACAATCAGGATATAACAACGATCAATGGTGCGACTATTTATGTCCGTGGTGCAGACAGGCCAGACACTTTGCGTGGAGTCAGCTTGACTTACGCCGTACTGGATGAGGTTGCGGATATTAAGCCAGAGGCGTGGGAGCAAGTTATTCGTGCATCCTTGTCAGACAAGAAGGGCAGAGCCATGTTTATTGGCACTCCGAAGGGTAGGAATTGGTTTTATGACCTATTCAAACTTGGCGAGAGTGAGGAAGACCCTGATTGGAAGTCTTGGCACTTCACCACAAAAGACAACCCCCTGATTGACCCAACTGAGATTGAATCTGCTAAGAAAACCCTGTCAACTTTTGCGTTTAAGCAGGAGTACATGGCGAGTTTTACGAATGCTGGCAGTGACATTTTCAAAGAAGAATGGATCAAATATGGCGAGGAGCCTCAGTTTGGGAGTTATTACATTGCGATTGACTTGGCTGGTTTCGAGGAAGTGGCCAAGCAGGCAGGGAACTCGAAGAAAAGGCTGGATGAGTCGGCTATCTCTGTGGTGAAGGTAACTGAAGATGGCAAGTGGTGGGTAAAAGAGATTATTCATGGGCGTTGGGACATCCGTGAGACGGCAGCGAAGATACTGATGGCGATGCGAGACTATCGCCCTTTGGCGGTTGGTATAGAGAGAGGTGCGCTAAAAAATGCAGTTCTTCCGTATTTGTCTGACCTTATGAGGAAAAATAATGTATATTCCCACATTATTGACTTAACGCATGGTAATAGGAAAAAGGCAGACAGGATTATCTGGAGCCTCCAAGGCCGTTTTGAGCATGGGCGCATCATCTTAAACAGTGATGAGGATTGGGATGTATTTCTTGATCAGTTGTTATTGTTTCCAGCGCAAGGGGTGCATGATGATTTGCCAGACTCATTGAGTTATCTTGACCAGTTGGCGGTGACTTCTTACTTTGAAGAGGAAGACGGCGATGATTGGCAACCTATAGACATAATTGCGGGAGTTTAAATGGCTGAAGAACTAAAGCAAAACGAGTATGAAGAACCAACGGAGTCTGATAAGGAGTTGGTTGCTTTTGTTGTAGACCATTGTGATCGCTGGCGAGATTACCGAGATAGCAACTACCTCGATGCTTGGCTAGAGTATGAGCGCATTTTCCGTGGAGAGTGGGCAGATGAGGATAAAAGCAGGGAGTCTGAGCGCAGCCGCCTGATCACGCCTGGCACTCAGCAGGCGGTCGAGACTCGTCATGCAGAGATTATTGAGGCGATCTTTGGTCAGGGCGAGTTCTTTGACATTAAGGATGACATCAAGGACATTGATGGCAACAAACTTGATGTGGAGATGTTAAAGAACCAGTTGATGGAAGACTTTGCCAAGGATAAGGTCAGGAAGTCTGTTGATCAGATTGTTTTGATGTCTGAGATTTATGGCACTGGCATTGGTGAGATTTTTGTCAAGACTGAGAAAGAGTTTTACCCTGCAACGCAGGCGATTCCTAACACGCCGACTCAGGCAGCCATTGGAGTGATGGAGAAGGATCGCATCTCTGTCAGGATTACTCCAGTAAACCCTAAGAATTTTCTGTTTGATCCAAACGGCACAACGATTGATGAGTGCCTTGGAGTGGCGGTCGAGAAGTATGTTTCGATCCACAAGATTGTTCAAGGCATTGAGTCTGGGATGTATCGCAAGGTTGACTTGGAGGCAGATGCAGGCGATGACAAATTGGAGCCTACCCAAGAAGAGACTATGTTCAAGGATCAGAAGGTTCGAGTTCTGACTTATTATGGTTTGGTGCCAAGGGAATACTTGGAGAATTTGGCAGAACAGAAAGATATTGTCGAGTTATTTCCAGAAGATTCACCAGCTGACGATTATTCAGACTTGGTGGAAGCGATTGTTGTGATTGCCAATGACAACACACTCTTGAAGGCAGAGGCCAATCCTTACATGATGAAGGATAGACCGATTATTTGTTACCAGGCAGACACTGTGCCAAACCGCATTTTGGGAAGAGGCACAGTTGAGAAAGCCTATAACATGCAAAAGGCTTTGGACGCACAAATCAGGAGCCACCTTGATTCTTTGGCACTGACAACTAGTCCAATGATTGCGATGGACGCAACCAGACTGCCTCGAGGTGCGAAGTTTGAGGTTAAGCCTGGCAAGGCGATTATGACCAATGGTGCGCCACAGGAAATCCTCTATCCTTTCAAGTTTGGTGTCACAGATGGCAACAACATGACCACTGCTGTGGCGTTTGAGAGAATGCTGCTTCAATCAACTGGCACTTTGGATTCGCAGGGCTTAGTCTCAGCTGTTTCCCGTGATGGTGGCCAAGGTGGTATGTCGATGGCGATTGCCTCGATTATCAAGAAGTACAAACGCACTTTGGTGAACTTCCAAGAAGACTTCTTGATGCCGTTCATCAAAAAAGCGGCTTTCCGATATATGCAATTCGATCCAGAGCGTTATCCTTCTGTGGACATGAACTTCATTCCTACGGCTACGCTTGGAATCATTGCTCGTGAGTACGAACAACAGCAGTTTATTGGTCTATTGCAGACTTTAGGGCCAAATACCCCTGTTATGCCATTGATCTTGAAGGGAATTGTGGGCAATAGTTCGTTTACTAACCGCTATGAATTGATGGAAGCATTGGCTCAGATGAGTCAACCTGACCCACAAGCCCAACAAATGCAACAAGCACAGCAACAATTGGCTCTGCAAGCGGCTCAAGCACAGATTGCTGTCAATACGACTCAGGCTGAACAAAATCGTGCTGAAGCGACTAAGACAATGATGGAAGCGCAGTTAATGCCTGAAGAAATCAAGGCTAAAGTGATTGCGTCCACCACCAATAATCTGCCAAACCAAGATGAAGCGGCAAGTCGTGAGTTTGATAAACGAGTTAAGATTGCCGAATTGATGTTGAAAGAGAAAGACATCTCTAATAAAGGCAAGATTGTTGAGTTGCAGATGGCTGATAAGGTCAATGCACAGTCAAAAGTTAAGCAAGATTTCCTTACCAAACTCACGGATGGTCTAAAGCAAAATGGCTAACAT